CCTCTAATGGTCGATTACGACCAGAGAAAGCACCAACATCTTCTCCAAATGTCTTTCTAGCCATTGTGAGAGTAACCTGATCTCGTATCTCAAGATTAAACTTAGAAAGGAAGTCTCCTTGCCCTTGAAAGCCTTCAACATTTTTAATATAAAGATCGGTAAGATGGAAAGAATTATACTGAGCATAGCTGTCCTCACCAAGTACACTGTCAATGTTAACACTTGTCCTAGGTAGGTAATAGCTATCATGGCCGTAGATCTTGATAGACTCAACGACTAGACTCTCAATAAGCTGTTGCTCTCCACTAGCAGCAAAATTATTAAAATAGAAATTCGTGGCGATTTTAACCTCCCACTTTTTTTCGTTCAGCCCAGATCAGTTTCATTTTTTCTGATTGTGCTTTTTTATATTCCGAGTCATCTCTTCGTTTATCAGCAGAAACCTTTCCTGCAGCTCTAGATATATTGAAACGATCGGGGTTATTTAGACGAGCGATACTCATTGCTAGCTTAGAATCGTCAGTATGCTTACTACCAACCCGAGAAGACACCAATGCAGCCATATGTTCAGCAGAGTTTTTAGATTTACGTCTACCTTCATGCAGTTTCTCAATGTGGTCAGCAGTTCGTACACGAAGAGATGCTGCTTTTGAGAGATTAGCTCTATGAGTATCAGACATTTCACCCACCTTCCAACCTGGGAAACACCCAGCAACAATTGAATGATCCTTATTACTCACCATTAATTCTATCTCGTTAAGAATGACTGGGGTCAGTGGCGATAATCCTAGAGAGTTTGAAATGGTATCCATGCTAGCCGATCATATCCATTACTGGGAGTGAGTAAGATGACATCATTTCCTTCTCGAGTGCTTCAATTTCAGCATTTGCATCGTTGAAGATCTTATCTCCGTTGAAGGAAACTCCACCAGGAAGTTGAAGACCACTAAATTTTGAGAGGTTACTACCCCACTGCTTTTTAATTAGTGCTGTAGCATATAAACCTAACCATCTATCACCCCACGCGTCTGTATAGGTATCTGGATCAAGAACTTGGTATGCTTCGACAATTAAATAGTTACCAACATTGACTTTATTCCAGTCCATATCAACACTTAATTTATCTGTGTGACGATTATATCTAATTGGTTGCATACCCACTAGCAGCTGTTCCATCAACTGAACATGCTGGAACATCATATAGTAAGGAATCATGGAAACAGAAGTGAGGGAATATAGATCATTTAACGCAATTTGATATCTGATATCAAACAGGTTATTAGTGACCATTGGATCACCGATGTTGAAAATACGCACAGCTCCAATTATATTTTCCGGAAGTGTTATGTATTTGTCTGTTACATTGTTAGCTGTGATTACGTGCTTATAGTATATTTTCTCTGTGCCATCAAAATGATAATCCCAATAGTAGCTCAGCGCTTCGTCAATACGATCTTCTACTTGATCATCATCTACGTTAATTTCAATAACAGGTTTACCCAGCTTACGCAGGCAATATTCTTTGAATTCTGATCTTGAGGCTGGACGGGCCATTACTATACTCCTATATTAATGAAGTATTTATGTGGCTGAGTTTTTACAAAAACAACAGCTACTGTTATTTAAACGGTGGACCACCTACCCAGAGGACTGCCGATCTTCTTATTCCTTTTGTAACAGGAGCAACTCTGTGCAGAATGTAGGATGGAAAAAACCACGCTCTCCCTTTAACCATTTCAAGATTCTTTGCCTGGTCACTTCCTACCTTTACTTGGAATTCTCCACCTTCAAATTCCGAAGGATCAGAAAGTAAAAGGGCCATCGATAGTTTTCTTGGTACTTTTGTATCGTAGGGAGAAGCGTCTGTATGCCAGTCATAGTGGCCTTTTTGGTCTCCATGATAGCTTCCAAGCTGCATTGGTTCGTGAAAACCGGATAAATCAAAATTAAAGAATCTTCTATTTACCTCAGCAACTGTCGTTGATATTTTATCCCAAATGTGCTGAATTTCTGGTTTTACACCAACCCAGGATATATTTGTTCTTCTAACATCACCATCAAGATGACCACGTCCCGAATCACTTCCTACAGTACCATTTCCAGAATTGTACCACTCTGGCAGCGCTAATATGGTGCTAATATCCTGGTCGGAAAGAAAACCATCCCAGTACGCCATATCATCTCGTCCGTACTGGTTTCTAGCATAAATTGGATATATCATCACTGCTCCTCACTTTTGATCCATTAATTTAGTTCGATCGTATTTATAGCTGTATGGTCGACCACTTGTAGGATCACCAACCTCTGCCGTATACTGCCCGTTCTTTCTTACAAAGTGAACAAATACTTGTCCTGAGTAATATTCTGGGGGACCATCACATACTTCACGCCAATGCTCAATATCACATCCCTTGTATATTACAGCATCACCTTCAGCCATATCAAATCTCTTACCGCCCATAAAAATAGGCCACGAATAATTATGAGATCTTCCAAGCTGGATAGTAGCACTCACCTCACAAGCAGGACGGTCAGTATGTTTTTCTAAAGTATCTCCATTATGGTATAATCGGGAGTATGAGTATGTTGGCATCAACTGCTCACCAACCGCTCTCTCTATTACAGGCCATACTGCTTCTTGTAACGTCTCAAACATAATGTCATGATGCATTACGGTTAGAGAAGAAGGAACTTGCGCATCTGATAATGGATCAAGGTCGGCTTTTCTCAATAACACATGAGTGAAGAAATAGCAAAGTTGCTGGGACACTAACCTAGGAATGTATAGTGCCCCATGCTTCTCAAAATCAATATTCATATTATTTTATGTATAATCCGTATGTTTTTCTAAGAGCAGTAACCTTCTTATTACCTGTTGTAAACCTAAGTCTATTAATGTTGGTGTAGTTCTTACCTGCAATAGTAACAGCACCTTCCATCATGAATATTCTTTTACCTTGAGCAACTGTTACTTCTTCACCTTCATCTAGAACAAAAGGCTCTACTTTATTGATAACTGGAACAAAGCTTGGATTCATGTATGGAGAAACACAGAAGAACTCGTAGTAACTATCATTGATCACTTCATACTTACCAGCGGGAATTGTTCTATGATGCGTGAACGCCCCTTCTTCAAACACCACAATATCATTAGTATCAAGGTTCTTCATTTTCATATTACCTTTTGTAGCTACATGGTAATAAGGGTAGTCTTCTGTATAGTATCCAACATTGTTAACAAGAGGATCAAATGTCATAACATCTCCTGGCCATACTTTATTTTGTATGATCACCAGATCAAAAGCTGCGTGTGTACTTACTTCCATACTATATCTCCTCAATAGGGTTAGGATCCACAGGACCTAAATCATCGAATGTATACTCAAACGTGCTGCCAACTAGAGATCTTAAAGCTAACTTTTTAACTGGATCAGCTTGGAGTACTTCTCTTCTTTTTTGCTGCTCAGCAACATATAAACCAGATTGTGCAATACGCTGCTTGATATCTTCAACATCAACTGCATCAGGCCACATATTGGCAGGTTGGTATGCATACCCCTGATAATCATCAGGATTTTGAGATAGGTTATCACTCGAAGCAAAAGAGACTATTAAAGAGTCCGTCTCGTCTTCGTACGATAATACTTTCATTTTTAGCGTCTTCATTACTTTTCCTTTTAGCTTACTGCACCAGTTCTTATTCCGTTATTCGACCATGTTACGAATGGGTTACCTGTTATGTATGGTCCAACAGCTCCTGCAGCACCACCACCGTTTGGATAGTTACCACCTGTACCCGGTGTACCTGCGCTACCTGCAGCTCCTTGGTTCCCACCACGACCACCACTACCACCAACATAACCACTAGCAGATGCACCAGCGCCACCTACACCACCATCAACATAACCACCAGCAGCACCAGCAGTTCCTGTTGCAGGTGTGAAAGGGGAGATTCCAGCAGTACCACCAGCACCACCAACTAATCCCGTTACGGCTCCTGGACCGCCGCCACCGCCACCGCCACCGCCACCTTCAGCACCACCACTGAGATCATCCCAACCGGTTACTGGGGTGGATCCATAGTATACGTTCTTACCCTGTGTGTAACTGTAGGGGACAGAATATGGTGGTTGACGTGCATAATTGATGGATCCACCGCCACCGCCACCACCGCCACCTCCACCTACTATTGTTCCTTGATTATCAATCGTGACGGGTCTTTGAGCAAGAACAGCAGCTCCACCAGCAGATCCTGCTGTTGCTGCTCCCCCTGTCCACCCACCAATTGGATATCTTCCAGGTGCGCTAGTTGATCCACCAGCACCACCATTACCGCCCTTACCGTAAATGGTTCCAAGATTATGAATAACTATTGTATCTCCCGGAGCAAACTGACTTGGTATCATTAGGCCTGCAGATGCTGTTGTTGAAGCAGTAAGTACTACTCCAGCTTCAATTGTAACATCAATGTCAGATCCACCGGGTGCATAAATTGGGATATTTCTGTTATCGTACAAGTTGTAATCTACAGCGTTTGCAGATACTGTTATTGAGTATGGTATTCTATTTTGTGTACCTAAGAAGTCGTTATATGAAATCTGTGCTGCTGGTACATCTGGTGTTGGAGCCACGGTACCATTTGGAATAGTGAGTGTAGCAGGAGTATTTCTAACAATAACAGGTGGAGCGTTATTTGTTCCACCAACAGGGTTAACAGTTCTAGGAGTATTCGAAGGACTCCTGTAATATTCATTTAACGAAATAGGGCCGCTACCACCAAACTCTCCTTGTATGGTATTAGCATTAATTGTTGTTCCCGATGGTCCTGGAATAGGCATTGTTTATTACTCCGTTGTTTTACCAGTATTTATCTATTGGTTTCCGAAGGGTCCTTTGGGTATAGTCGTTGGTGCACCACTATAAACGGAAACTCCTCTTACAATTCTCAAACCATCAAGATAAGCATCAACACCACTGGTTGACAAACCACTCTGCTGCCCATTTATATACATCGGCCTCGTACTCGCAGTCACATCAACAGATATTACTGCGTTAGCAGCAAGTGTACCGTTAACGTACACTACATAATTATTAGATACTCGCTGACATGCAACATGGTTCCAGCTATTGATGGTGACGGCAACGTTAGATGTGACGTCCTGCTTAGATGACGCACCTGCTGGATTACCTGCCGAGAATACGACATTACCAGTATTGGCAGAAGTCAGCGCAACTTTCCACTGACTATAGTTTGTTCCTTGAACCCCATCCTTTTGAACAATAATACCATCTGTGACGTTCAGACTTGTTGGATATATCCAAAACTCAATAGTAAAATCATTGACCTGAGTACCGTCTCTATTAAAATTCAAATGCTCTCTATTAGGCACTAATAACGCATTCACCGCTCCGGATGATCTAGATAACGAAAGTACTGAATTACCCCACTTGGATTTTGTAGATACTATTGGTATAGTACCAACAGTCTCTATAGTATTCTGTCTTGTTGGATCAAAATAATTAAAGTTATTCATTAATAACAAGAGCTTTGTATTGGTTATATTTGTTAGTGGTGCCGTTGGTCTTGGTGCACTGGTTGCAGTGTATGGAGACGAACCAATCACAAGTCTTACATTACTAATATAACCGATGAAAAGATTTGATGGGCCAAGGTCAGCACCTATATGATATTCAACAGCATTATTGACGATTGTAGCAGCTGTTCCAGCAAGGAGCAATGTTATGACGCCATTGAGCGAACCATACCAATCGTTACCTACTCTATACACAGATACATGATTCCATGACCCCTCATGAACAGTTCCAAGAGAAGTTCCACCTGCAATATTCCACGAAGTACCATTAGAACTTAGATATACTTGTATCGCTCCGGATGAATAAACGATAAGTATTGACCCAATAGCCGTGTTATTTGCTCTCTTCCCAAAAAGAATTGATGTGGTGGCTGATGTGGGGTTGAACATTAGCTCAGCACAGAATTCTGAAGATCCAATTTCTAACGTTGCATTATCTGGTATTGTTAAGTAATCACCGGTACCATCAAAGAAAGCACTTCCAGTCTCAAAAAATCTATCATAAGCGGGTCTATTGACAGGAAATGGTGATGACTGTATCAATGTAGCAGATTCGAATATATCTAGTGCATGATTACTTCCAGAATTATCTATTGGGATATCTTCTTGGAATGTTAGTAATAGAGTGTTAGGTATACGTTTTAATGGCTCGGTTGGTGGAGTAAAGTTACCTGTGTATACCTCACCAGCTACCCATCTGAAATTAGAAAGAGCACCTATCTGAGCATTGTGCCAACCACCCATAAAGGACCTTGATATTCCGTATGCACCAGTATAGGTTGAGTTCTGTGTTGAAAAATTAAGACCTGTAAAAGTCTGTCCAACACCGTTAATGTAAATTATTAAAACTCCAGTAATGCCATTAGTATCAACTACCACATGATTCCACTGATGGATGTTGCATCTTAGTGTAGTAGTATACCAAACTTCGGAAGCTGTAGAGAGTGTATTAGCAAAATTTACAGCACCATTACGTGATAACCCTATAGCCCATCTTCCATTTGCTGCTACTGCCTCATAAGCACCTATGACACCAGAGAAAGCACTTTGACCAGCATTGGCACCATTATCTACTCCTGTGTGGAATATTTTAGGTTTGATCCAAAACTCCCATGTATTTCTCCTACTACCCAGTCCAACAAAGTTAGTCATGACAGCAAGTGGAAAATTCAATCCGCCACCGCCAAATTCATAACCCCAACGCTTATTATCAGGATCCCCTCTTCTACTGAATGGAGTATATGACCCCATGTGAGTGTTGCCAAATCGATTTACAGTAAAACCCGTACTACCAGTATTAGCCGTACCAGAGTCTATAAATGCTGTGGTATTTGCATTGGTACCGGGTAGAGCTAGGTTGGGAAGTGTAAATGCTAGTCTATCATTAAAGTATGGATCTTTGACGCTAGAAGTACCCAGTCCAAGAGACCTGCTAGAATTAATTCCCAGTGAAGAAAAAAGAGGCATATTTTATGAGAATCTTGATACGCTTGCAAAAACGGTATAAGTTTCGTTAGCTGTTTTTACAATAGTGAATGTGTATACATCTATTGATGACACACTGCCAGATGATGGAGCAACACCGTTCTGCCACTTTGGTGTCACACTAACACCATCAATAGTAAATCCTGCGTGGTAGTATGCTGTAGTTCCTTGAGTAGCCATGAAAGCAACGGTAGCGGTTTGACCTACCCCTATCAAAGAGTTGAATGTGACCGATCCGCTACCTCTTATATTAAGAGTCCAGTTACCTGATGCATTTGTGGTGTAGTATAATATCGATTGCGATGTCGCATCAAGATTGATAGTACCAGTAGCTGCAGTTGCGCTTACTGTTACATTCTCAAATATTATTGGTACACCTGACATTCCTGTTTCGGGAGTAATTGATATTGGCATTAAGCACCTTTAAGTAATATAAGTTCCGTTATTGGTATCAGGAAATCTTGTTGCTCTCCAATAACTACCAGCAAGTGGTGTAATTGTTCCTGCAGCACCATTATACGCAAATAGTTTTAAATTAGTTGTAGTACTGGAACCAACTACGAATACTTTTATGTTGGTCCAAATATTAATACCTGTTGTAATTGAACCAGTTGTTATAACATAGTTATTACCAGTCTGCAATGGGATCTGACCAGCAAGCATTGTAGCCGTACCTGGTGGAGCCACTGCTCCTGTTATCGGAGACATCTGATACTCCACAGTCCATACCGTAGGAGCATTATCGTATTCTAATCTCCATATAACAGTGGTGGCTGTAGTTTTTCTATAGTGAAGATTGTATTCTATTTCATAAACACCACTATTTGCTAAAGGTATATTTGTTCCCGATCCAAAGAAGCTAGTACCAGTAGTAGTTGCAGTAATGTTTGTTGCGTTGGATGTTATTCTATAAGTCTGTACGCTTGGGAGTACACCTCTACCAGTTGTAGTATTTGCAGTTGTGTAGAATACATTACCATCAAATTCAACAGCTCCGGCAGCAGGTGTCGTTAACACTGTGCCTCCCTGGAAATCTAACGGAGCAACCGTGCTATTACCAGCAGCAATGTAAACTCTTGCACCCGCAGGAGGATTAGCTCCAACCCCAATATTAGAATTTGAGGATGTGGCCAGATTATAATAAAATGTTGATGAGAAGGTCGTATTGTCTATTACCTGAGCTTCTGTTCCATTCACTACAAATGCTAAGGACCCATCAGGTTTTGAAGATATTATTGTTGTCATTTATATTCCTAAGCCCATGTACCAACTACATTATTAGATCCGCTAGCGCCAACTGGCCATATATTGAAAAATGTTCCAGGTTGAGTAGTATACACACCGCCAGGTGCTGCTGATAGCTTATACGATGGTACAAAAGTTCCACCAGCGTTAACTGATAGTGCTCCTTGTAACCTACCAACTAAGAAGATACCAGCAGCAGTCACGTTTGTAGAAAACAGTGTGGTAGCTGCTGTATTTGCACCACCGGTAAATGTACCAGTAGATGTTGGAGTGTATGCTGTACCATTGACATAAACATATCCACCCCAGAAGATATTGTTCAACGTAGCACTACCATTAAATTCAATACTAACATTATGGCTTGTTACACCTGCTGATTTATTTAACACAATCACTGCATCAAACTCATACACTGTTGATGATGCCAGCGTCACACCTCGTCCTGAATTTATAGCAGTACTAGAAACAGTCTGCGATGCACTTACTGTATATGTACCAACACCACCTGTACCCGTCCCCAATGCTGTAATAATCGTACCAGTAGTAACACCAGTACCTGATATATTCTGTCCAACCGCAAATGATCCTGCTACGGTACCACCAACAGTCAACGTTGTACCAGATATTGTTGATGCTGTTGATGTTCCTCCATTAAACCAACCTTGAGATGGTGTAACACCTAAACCAACAGAGTTGTCATTGAGTCTGAATGCCTGCATGCTCGGAAGCATACCGCGATAGAGGCTTGCAGGTGTACCATAGAAAACCCTACCATCATACTCAACCATTCCAGAGGCAGTAGTAGATAGTGATGTATTAGCTAGAACTGCTTTCTGAGCAGCAGTGAGTGTGAGTGCACTGGAACCAGATCCAGTACCTGTTCTTAATTCCAGAATACCAGATCCATCAGGGACTATACCGAAATTGTCTGTGATGTTACCTGCTGTTATAACTGATGGCATGATCTACCTTTTTACTGATATTTATAGTATGACTAGACGAGCATTATTAGCAATACTAATACTCAAACCATTTGCAAGCGACAGTGGACCGATTAGCGAACCATTTGTACCAGATAGGACTACAATGTTTGAAGTTATTGCTTGATTAGACACGGAAAGAGGACTGGATACAATAACCGATGCTGCATCACCCCAGTACGGAGATCCCGTACTTCCATTTGATATTAATACATGCCCGGCTGTACCGGTACCGCCATTAGCTGCAAGTGGAACTGCATTTATCGTTACCTGAGTACTGTTAGCAATAAACTTTGCACTCACATTAGCAGATGTGGATTGTACATCATCAAAGACATAGTCACCTGCAGTGTTAACGTTGTATGGTTGAATAAGATTGAAAGGCATTTTTTATCCTATTATCTAGCAAGAAATGTTGTTGTTGGAGCTGTAAAGTTTCCTGTATAACGTGCCGTATTAGTTACTCGGAAATCATCGATGTATCCATTGTAAAATGATATAAAGTCTGCATTGTTTCTAAAATCAAGAGCTCCAAGTATACTTTCTGAACCAGCCATCAATGCTGTTGTCGCACCAAGAGCTGTGCTTGTAAGAACAGCACTACCATTGTGGTAAATAACTACATTTCCACCATTCCTAACAAAAGCAACATGCTGCCATGCATTGTACGTAATACAAGCACTAGAGGTTGTGTTGATGACCCATGTTGAATTATTTGTTGAACTCAAAAGTCCTATGGTTCCATTTGCATTCAAACCTACACGTAAAGCTGCAAAAGCTGATGATAGTGTATTTAAAGCCATTAATGTAATATCAGAAGTGGTAGGATAGATCCAGCACTCGACAGTGAAATCACCTAGGGTTGGTAATAATGGGGGATTACCGTTACCTATATAACACCATTGATAACTACCACTAAAGAATATCGAGCTGTTACCATACTTAGATACATTACTCAATCTACAAGTACCGTAACCAGAGGTCGCTGGGGTCGTCTCAATCATAGTACGACCTGAAGTATCATAAACCCCTGCAGCAGTGAAATTGTAGTGCATTATATCAGCACCGGCTACTGACACCGGTGCTGTTGGTGGAGTGAATATAGCTGTGCCTGTTGTTGTTGATGCTGTTTGATAGGCAGTAGGGATTGTTCCCAACTTCATGCTGAAATCACTAATATATCCCTTGAACGAGTTGCCTCCACCATCATCACCAAGGACAAATGAGCTACCCTGAGCAGCAATTGACTGGGAAGATGTTGCATATCCCTTTAGTACACCATTAAAAAATAATCTGAAAGCAGATCCAGAACGAGTAATAACTACATGAGTCCAATTATTAAGTGCAGCATTATAATCAGCTGCAGTGAGTGATATATTTACTGCCCAAACACCACTACCTCCAAGTAATAATGTAATTGATGGGCCAGTGCTATTAATAGCAAAATAGTAGTCATTAGTTGCTTGCAAAGTAGCACCTGATGAGTATTCCCAGATCACACCATAACTATTCTGCGCGCCGTTTGGAAACATCCAGAATTCAAATGTATGATCTGTAGTACCCAATGTTAATACTGGAGAGAAGGTGGTATTTAATTTATCACCCGACCCATCAAAATACACCGATCCACCATGTGTTGTTCGTGAATATTCTGTTCGTGTTCCTCTACCAAACGGAGTATATGGCTGAGTAAGTCCTGATGTAAGTAGTGTTGTGTTTAAACTACTATCATCTTTAATCGAACGCCTCCTAGCTGTCAGTAGCGTAGTATTGGCATCAGAAGACATCGGTGTAGTTGGTAAATTGAATGATCTAACTGTATTCGATACTCGTACGTCATACAACATGCAAGGGCCAGCAAAGGTTCTTTCTAATCCTAAAGAGAGGTATGTGCTGTTACCAGGACTACCTAGTGTGGTTGTACCAGTTAGTGTTTCCTGAACTCCATTGAGTCCCATGGTGATAGCACCGTTATTTGCTCTGAACTGCAGGAAATACCACTTACCATAATCAAGGACAGTGGTACCTACACAAGTAACTACACCACTGGTATACCAATACACCACCATTTTTCTACTGGTGGGATCAACTCCCATATACCAGTTGACTGTTGAACTAAAGTCAGTAGTTGCTAACATTATGTGGCCGGTTGAACCAACACCAGTTAGGTTAATCCAACCCTCAACCGTAAAAGTAGCAGTTGATTTAAAATCAATTATACTGGTACTCATTGCTGCATAGCTTCGATAAGAGGTATTAGCATAAGACTGAGACCAGTATAAATCATCAGAGCTAAAAGGAGTAAGTGTTCCTTGTGTAGCATTACCTGTACGTACTACTATATTCTTTCGACCACTTTCATCAATAATATCAACATTATTGTGACCAATGCGACTCTGCAAGGTTAGTAATGACGTATTGGAAACAGCTGTCAGTGACGATGTAGGGGGTGTGAAAGTGCTGGTGTATAGAGCTGTTCCTCTTGTAACACGTAAATCAGCAATATAGCCATTGAAACCACTAGTACCTCCATTATCAACACCTATCTTTGGAGTACCGGTACCAACTGTTCCATTACCAATACTTGTGTTGCTATCTAACACCCCATTGATAAACAGGTAAACAGTAGTACTTGATCTTACTGCCGCGACATGATACCACTGTCCGGCTGATAGTGTTCCTGTACTGGTTAAAGAGTTACCTGCGCCAGTGTAAAATACTTGGAGTGTGTTATTTGCATTCACTCTAAATTCAAGACCATCAGCAACGGATGCAGATCTATTGCTGTAAATATTGTGAGCAGCCCCTGCTACATTTCTGTATATCCATGCATCAATTGTAAAATCCGTCTGGGTGAGATCTAGAGAGGTATTTACAGAGTAGTTTAAATAATCTCCTGTGCCATCAAAGTATCCCGAACCTGTCGTAGTGTCCGTATCACTATACGGACTAAATGACTTAATAAGAGGACCATTGGTAGGAGTAACTGATGTGTTACCTGAACTATTATCCAGAAACCTTCTACTCTGGAAGGTCAGTAAAGTAGTATTAGCGTCTGACGATAGTGGTGAAGATGGTATACCAGGAGTACGAGCAGTATTTGATATCCGAAAATCTGAAACATAACCATTTATAGCTCTACTCCAACCTACTTGATAGCTAGTGATTACTGTACCAGTAGCAGTCCAATTAGTCGCATCTGTGGCTGCAAGAGCAGCTAATGATCCATCAAGATAAAAATTAAGTCCACCTGTCGATGTACTACTTCTTATGATCTGTATGAATGTCCATTTGTTTTTTGGTACAGTCATGGACGGTTGAGATACTGGATTAGCTCCATTCCATATTTGAATACCACTATTATTAAAAAACACCGCCATAGTACCATTGTGTATGATTACCTTATAGTCAGCGATCGAAGGATCACCATGGTACCAGAATTCAATCGTATATGGTGCGGTACCAAAAGTCATTAGCGATGTGTTACCATATGTAACATAATCATCAGATCCATCAAAAAAAGTCGACCATTTTGTATTATACGGACTGAAGGCTGATGGCATTGTGTTACCGGTGACCGTAGCAAATCTATTATTACTAGAGTCAGTTACCCATGTATTTGCCTCACCATTAATATAGAGGGGTGTTAGGTAGAAGAAAGGATCTCCGACAGATACTGTAACACTGAATGTTCTTGAAACATCCTGAAGCTCAGTATCTGTAGCGACTACACCAAAGCTATATGTGGTTTCTGAACTTAGTCCAGAGACTGTTCCGGTAAATAATCCATTAGAGTATAATGTTGTTCCTGACGGTACACTACTACCAGCTGCAAGGGAATATGTTATTGAACTATCACTGGTAGCACTGAGCTGAACACTAAAAGTGACACCATCAAGCTGACCACCTAGTGTTGCACCCGTATTCCACGATGGTGTGCCACTAACCACTAAAGCATTTAACTTGATACCAATTGTGTTATCTGTATTCAAAACATAAATCAAGTACGTATTAGATGCTAGCACGGATGTAGTGGCCCTCACCTCTGTTCCACTGACGTAAGTGGTAGAAGCTGCAGGTGAGCCACCAATATAAACAGTACAACCTGGCTTGAATCCAGTACCAGTTATCTTTAAATAGCCACCAGACGAGCTTACTGCCGTGTCATCTAACACATTATATGATGCATCCGTAACCGATACAGTACCAATTGTAACCGAGTTTATAACACCAGCCATGTTGGGTAATGTTCCAACCGCTGCAGACACTCCTCGATTGATTGCTGTTGATACAGATGCCTTTCTAATTGCCATTAACTAATCTCCGATCCATACACGTGAAAACTCATAGCTGCATTATTAGCATAAACAGTGATTATATCTGTTGTTGCTAATGTGAGTCCAATAGTAAAAAATATTGTATCATTATTAGGAATAACTGTGTCGTATGAAATATAGTGCCTAGCAGCCAACGTATCACCTGCTGGTCTAATAGCTATTCTAAAGCTACCATTCGACGCTGCTTGATTACATATACTGATTGTTGATAGGACTGTAGATGTTGATGAAGGTACAGTGTACAGTGTTGTGGCTGTATTCCCTGCAGGACTACTTTGACCAAGAACTTTATATGTTAAAGCCATTTAATTTTGAGCTCCCATTAATAAAAAAGGACTGAAGGGTTGTACAGTTGAGGTGTATGAGGAAACACTAACATTGCCACCATACGTTGTAACTTCAATAGGTGCACCACTTACAGGAGCTGCAACTAGAGTTATGGTAGTACCCACTACTGAGTATGTATTCTTGAATTGAGTAACACCACCGATAATTAACGTAGCATATTCCGGACCAGCTGGTGTTACTGATAAAGTGAATTCTGTATTACTTCCATTACCTACAAATGTATCTGTAGTAACAGAGAACGTGCTATTACCTCCACCACCGCCACCGCCGCCAGATACTGTTGACCAGTATACATTTGAACCGTTTGTTGTGAGTACTTGACCAGAAGTTCCTTGAGTGCCGTTAGCTAGTACTCCAGATCCAAGTGTTATCTTTGTTGTGTTTGCAGAGAAGCCAGTAGTAGATAAACTAGCAGCATTGACTTCACCAACATGATATGCACCTGTTGCATTTGCAACGAAGTCAGTACCAACAGATATGATAGCAGAATTTACACTGGTGGTAGCATTGACTACTGCAGCTATGAAGCCATTTGCCTGTAGATTTGCTATTCTGAATGTATTATTCGCTGTATCGATGAATGCTGATGCATCTGGCTCCGGAGCATAGTTGTCGAATACTTTATAGTATCCATCAGTAGCATCTCTAAAGAAACCAGTATGACGATATGTACCATCATTATATCCTGCAGCAAAACCTATATCAGGATTTGCATCTGTCTTACCTCTTGCTGTACCACCTGATGTATATGTATCAGTGTTTGTGTTAGCAACGATAAAGTGTGTTGCATTTGCTTCGGTTATGTTGCTGTAAGTTCCGTTAAATGATGAAGGGGTGACGCCTGAAACAAATACATCCCAGCCGTTAGCAAAATTGTTATTGGCAGTGAATACAATAGCAGTACCATTACCTGTTGCAGCTGTGATGGTAGCAAGCACTCCATTATTCATGTATATCATGTGATCTGTTACAGCCAGCGTTGTAGCAGATATTGTGAAGCTGTTTCCAGATACTGTTAGATCACCATCAATAGTAACACTACCACCAAAGTTGCCTAATCCACCATAAACATCCCATCTCTTTGTGGCTGTTCCTAGTGTAGTGTTATTTGCTGCTGGTATAATACCAGTTGTATTTGCTGTGAAAGCAGTGGTTGTAAACGAAGTAGCATTAACGGTATTAGCTAAAACTGTATTAGCATTTACAGTTGTTATAGTAGCGGATGTAGAATTTACAACAGAGTTGACAGTTGTATTACCAATATTAATACTAGATGTGGTAATGTTTATATTAGCGCCAACATTGATTGCTGTCGTTATGTTAGCAGTTGCCGGCAGTCTTGCTGTATCTAATGTACCGGATGTGATATTGGTTGCATTAGATGAGTATGCTGTTGCATTTGAGTATGCAGATACTGCTGTATCATATGCTCTCTTGACGCTGTTAGCAGTTGGAGCGTAGATTTCAATAGCTGTGTTTGAAACACTATCAACAAAAAGTACAACACCATTACTTGTTGTGTTTGCAAGTGGCAGTCTTGATGGAGATACTGTTCCGGACGTTA